TAAACTTACTTACAAGGAGATTTTTTTATGGGTAAAGCATTCGGAGCGCCTGAACAGGCTAAAATTAAACAAATCGTTGCAGAAGGTATGACTGTTATGCAAGAAATTCAAGACCTCACAGAAGGACTTAACGATACAATCAAAGCAGTAGCAGAAGAATTAGAAGTCAAACCCAGCGTGATTAAAAAAGCAATCCGTATTGCACAAAAAGATCAATGGGATAGCGTATATCGAGAATTTGATGATTTAGAAACTATTGTGGATATCAGCGGACATTCACATCGTCGTACAGATGAATGAAATAATAATCAATATTTTTAAATGGATTAAAGATGACTATACAACATACCCTGTTCGTTTTGTCGTTGAAATTACAGCTTGGGCGTTATCAATCGCGTGTTCGATCACTATGGCGCTCACTGTACCAAATCCGCCTCTTATCATTCTTTATCCTATTTGGATTTGCGGTTGTGCTATGTACGGCTGGGCTGCTTGGACTCGTAAGTCATTCGGCATGATAGCAAACTACGCACTATTAGTAACAATTGATAGCGTTGGCCTCATTAGGATGATAAGTAATTAAGAGAAAGGTAGGATTGGCCATAATCAATCAAGTAGGTATTTGTGAGCCACAAATCACATCAAGGAGAAAAATATGTCATATGTCGACGCCATATGGGACAAAGAAAAAGACATCATCAAAGTTGTCGAACGCGACCCACAAAAAGGCAGAATCTACCAAGAGTTTCCTGCCAAATATATCTTTTACTACCCAGACCAAAAGGGCAAGTACAAATCAATCCACGGTGAGAATCTTAGTAAAGTAACTTGTAGAAATAACAAGGACTTCCAAAAAGAAATTAGAATCCACGGTGATCGCAGACTTTACGAAAGCGATATTAAACCAGTATTTAGATGCTTGGAAGATAATTATCTCAATATAGATGCACCTAAACTCAATGTGGCATTCTTCGACATTGAGGTAGACTTTGACCCGGAGCGAGGTTATAGTACACCTGAAAATGCATTTATGCCAATCACGGCAATATCAGTACACTTACAATGGTTAGACACATTAGTATGCTTTGCTGTACCACCGAAAACTTTAACAATGGCAGAAGCTACAGAATTAGTTAAAGATTTTCCAAATACATATTTGTTTGAAACTGAAGCAGAAATGCTAGATGCATTTTTAAACATTATTCAAGATGCTGATTTGTTGAGCGGATGGAATAGCGAAGGATTTGATATTCCTTACACAGTTAATCGTGTTGTTAAGGTGCTAAGTAAAGAAGACACTCGTAGATTTTGTCTATGGGATCAATTTCCAAAGAAACGGGAGTATGAGAAATATGGAAAAGACGCTGTTACTTACGATTTGGTTGGTCGTGTTCATTTGGACAGTCTCGAGTTGTACCGCAAATATACCTATGAAGAAAGACACACATACCGGTTGGATGCAATCGGAGAGATGGAAGTAGGGGAAAGCAAAACAGTATACGAAGGTACATTGGATCAACTTTATAATAATGATTTTCGCACCTTTATTGAATACAATAGACAAGATACTGCCCTATTAGACAAATTAGATAAGAAACTAAAGTTTATTGATCTTGCCAATACACTGGCACACGAATGTACAGTATTACTACAGACCACAATGGGTGCTGTTGCTGTAACTGAACAGGCAATTGTTAATGAAGCTCATCATCGCGGACTTATTGTTCCAAGTAGACCGCATCGTGACGAAAGTGAAAGCAATCAAGCTGCCGGTGCTTATGTGGCGTATCCAAAAAAAGGTCTTCATGATTGGATTGGATCAATGGACATTAACTCATTGTATCCCAGTGCTATTCGAGCATTGAACATGGGGCCAGAAACTATTGTAGGACAACTTCGTCAAACCAATACTGATCAATTTATTCAAGAACAAATGCATTTACACAAGAAGTCATTTGCTGCTTCTTGGGAAGGTATGTTTGGTAGTTTAGAATATGAAGCAGTGATGCGCAAAGACAAAGCCTACGAAATTACTATCGATTGGGAAAATGGCGAGCAAGATATCCTGAGTGCTGCCGAAGTGTATCACTTAATTTATGAAAGTAATCGATCATGGATGCTTAGTGCCAATGGTACAATCTTCACCTATGAAAAAGAAGGTATTATTCCGGGATTACTTGCACGTTGGTATGCTGAACGTAAGGATATGCAAAAGAAACTCAAAGCATCAATCGATGCCGGGAATAAAGTTGAAGAAGAATACTGGGACAAGCGACAATTGGTTAAGAAAATTAACCTGAATAGTTTGTATGGTGCTATTTTGAATCCAGGTTGCAGATTCTTTGACAAACGCATCGGACAGAGTACTACACTAACTGGTCGTGCTATTGCTCGTCATATGGCAGGCAAAGTTAATGAAATTATTACTGGTGAATTTGATCACGTTGGTAAATCAATCATCTACGGTGATACTGACTCTTATTATTTTTCAGCGTAACACTTTGAAAATTGATATCCAAAAGAAACTAATTCCGTGGGATAAAGATGTTGTTATACAGTTATATGATACTATCTCAGATAATGTAAATGCCACGTTTCCACAATTTATGCTTGATGCATTCCACTGTCCTAAGAGTCGTGGAAGTGTTATTAAAGCAGGACGCGAAATTGTTGCTGTTAAAGGCCTGTTTATTACTAAGAAGCGATATGCTGTATTGTATTATGACAAGGACGGAAAGAGGTATGACAGCGCAGACAAGGAAGGCAAGATCAAAGCCATGGGCTTAGATTTGAAGCGTAGTGATACTCCAGAATTTATGCAAAAGTTTCTAGAGGAAGTTCTAACTAAAGTGCTTAATGGTTCTGAAGAAAAAGAAATATTGGAGATGATAAATGAATTTAGAACAGAATTTAAAGCTCGCCCAGGTTGGGAAAAAGGTAGCCCAAAGCGTGCCAACAACATTGCAGAATATCAAGATAAAGAGAAGAAGGCTGGCAAAGCAAGTATGCCTGGTCACGTTAGAGCAAGTATTAATTGGAATACGCTCAAAAGAATGAATGGTGACAAATATAGCATGGGCATCGTGGACGGTATGAAGGTTATTGTTTGCAAGGTCAAAGCAAATCCATTAGGATATACTAGTATTGCATATCCAGTAGATGAACTTCGCTTACCTAAGTGGTTCCAAGAACTACCATTTGATCATGCTGAAATGGAACTGGCAATTATTGACAGCAAACTTGATAATCTCATTGGTGTGTTGGATTGGGATCTAGCATCCACTACACAAACAAATACATTTAATAAATTATTTGACTTTTGAATAAAATAAAGTTGACAAACTATCTAAATCTAAATAAACTAATATAAAGGAAATTAAAATGAAATCAATTCTACAAGACATCGTGGCACATACTAACAAGTTAGGTTTTCTTAACATTGTTAAAGTTACTGGCACAGAAGATAAAACTCTAATCGACAGTATGGCAGATGACCGTAGTGTTGTTATGTATGCAGAAACTGCAACTCCACATCCAGACATGATCGGCACATATGGTATGCCACAACTTGAAAAACTTCGCTATCTATTAGATGGTAAAGAATATCAAGAAGGTGCAAAAATTGAAGTTGTTATTGGTGATAGAAACGGTGAAACTATTCCAGTGGGTTTGCATTTTGAAAATAAAGACGGCGACTTTAAGAATGACTACCGTTTTATGAATCAAGATGTTATCAATGAAAAATTGAAGAAGTCTACATTCCGTGGCGTTACTTGGCATGTTGAAGTTTCGCCAACTGTAGCTGCTGTACAACGATTCCAATTTCAAGCAGGTGCTAATACAGAACATACAACTTTCTTGGCCAAAACTGAGAACGGTAATTTGAAATTCATATTTGGTGATATGAGTTCGCATGGTGGCGAATTTGTTTTTGCACAAGGAGTTACAGGTAATCTAAACAAAGGATGGACATGGCCAGTTGCTAGTGTATTAGCTATTCTTAAAATTGCCGATGCTAATAATGCTATGTTGAGTTTCTCCAATGATGGCGCAATGCAAATTACATTAGACAGTGGTATTGCTACTTACAAGTACATTATTCCAGCACAGTCATAATGATAAAGGGTCTAACAAACGGTGCAGGCATTAAGGTGTCAGGAGGTAATACTTCTGTACCGTATGTTAATCAGCATCAAGATAATCCCATACAAGGTATGATACGGGTTTGGGGTACTGATTTACAAGTGTTTAACGGAACTAATTGGCAGCATATAAATTCTTCTTATGCAACAGTTGAATTAGATGCAGATGCTTTAGATCTATTACAATGGGTACGGAAGAAAAAGATGGAAGAAGAAGTTCTAATATCATTGCCCAGTGACAAGCCTGCTGTTAAAATTGCTAGACAGAATGTTAATCGTGCCAAACAAGAACTTGCCAGAGCAGAAGAACAATTAAAAATAACAGAGATATTAAGCCAAGATGAATTTACCACCAATTAACCTAACTCCATTACAGAAAGACTACGCAGTATATCTTCCAGCTATTTCAAGTTTTTACAGCACCTATGTTGCTAAACAACGTCTAGAAGAATTTGTTCCTAAAGATCGTATCCCTGCAGGATTTGATCGCGGCATTGAAGGTATGAACTTTCTTAATCCCGAACAAGGATACTTTACATACAAATACGGATTGTATTCAGCAGGTCATGCACAGTTAGATCTTAACAAAAGTGTCATACAAGAGTCAATGATTCAACAACGAGATCGTAATAAAACCATGATCTTAGGTGACTCAGGTGGATACCAGATTGGTAAGGGTGTACTTAAATTTGATTGGTTAGACTTTGAAGGTCCTGCTGCAACTAAGACACGACAGCAAATTTTAGATTGGCTCGAAATAACTGCCGATTGGTCAATGATGCTTGATGTTCCAACTTGGGCATGTGATCATATTCATAGCCCAAAGACAGGGTTAAAAACATTTGACGATTGTTTAGATAAGACAAAATACAACAACAAGTTCTTTCTAGATAATAGACAAGGTCTTACTAAGTTTCTAAATGTATTACAAGGCGGAGATTGGGATACTGCTGAGAAGTGGTATAATGGAGTTAAAGAATTCAGCGATCCAGCCGTATGGGGTGACAAAGCCGCAGAAGGTTGGGCAATGGGTGGCGCCAATATGTGCAAGATGGATATTACATTAAAGCGATTAATGACTCTTAGAGAAGATGGATTGCTTAAAGGTAAAGACTGGATGCACTTTTTGGGTACAGCACAATTAGATTGGGCTGTATATTTGACTTCTATTCAACGACAAATTAGGAAACATATCAATGAAAACTTTACCGTATCTTTTGACTGCGCATCACCGTTCATCGCAACAGCACACGGACTTGTCTACACGAATGCACAGCATACCACAAAAAGGTGGAGTGTTATTATGGACAAAGCCTTTGATAACAAAGGACTCGCAGGAAGTGATATACCGTTCCCGTTTGAAAGCCAAATTGGACGCAGGCTCACAGTAGGCGATATTTGTCATTATGCGCCGGGTATGCTAAACAAGATTAAAAAAGAAGGCAAGACTTCTTGGGATAGTTTTGCATATGCATTGATGATGGGGCATAATGTTGAATGTCATATTGTTGCGGTACAACGTGCCAATCAACTAATGGATATCGAAAAAGCCAAAGCTAGACCCAATTGGAGACATTGGAATAAATTAAATGCTAAAGATAGCACAGGTGATCAATATAGTGATTGGGTTCCTCGCAATATGCTTTACTTTGATCGGTTTGTAGAAGAATTGTTTAATACAAATACCAAAGCCGAAGCATTTAAAATGATCGACGAAGCAAAAACTTTCTTGAAAAGTTTAGAAGGTGCTCGATTACAAGGTGGCCCTGCTCAGAATACATTTAATAATTTGTTTGAACTCGAACAAGTTACTAAAGCAGAAGAAATTGATCTGGCAAATCCAGATGATGACGAATTAAGAAAACTTGAAGAAAGCATAGGAGAATAAAATGGCAACAACAAAAACAGTAAGCACACTCAGCGACAAGCTGACCAAAGTTAATGAAAACTTTTCTGTCAATATGTACGACAATGGATACATGATTGAAGTTAGTGGTCGCAACAAAAAAGGCGATTATACCACTGCTAAAATCATGTGCCCAAATGTTGAGCAACTAGTAGCATTAGTACAAGAAGCCTGTACTATGGAACGTGATAGCTAATCATAATGGACAAATAAATGGTTGCATTAATTTACTATATAAATTATACTTAAATTATGAATAGAGAGTATACAACAGGCAAAGCAAGCAATGTTCAATTCTTCACAGGTGTGGAGGTTGAACATACACCAGCATTTGGAAAGATGACATTGTTTGTAACAGGTATTCATCCAATTGATGATATTGCAGCAGAATTGCAAGGATGTGAACATATATTCTTTGGTGCAAATCATAGTTTTAATCCACAAACTCCTGCTGAATGGGATGCGTGGGAAGCTATGATTCGATTCTTTCTGGACAAAGATTATCTATGCAGCTTAGACATCCCATTAAGTGCTGTTGAAGAATTTCACGAAGGCGGGTTGTGTGAGAGTGATAACTTTATTCCACAGATACGTGTTCCTATTCCTTATATTAAATTGTGGAACTACAACACAATGATTAAAATCGACGACAAAGATTTTAAAGCAACAAATCCGGGTGTGTGGACCCACAGTCTGCATTCACTTAAAGATCGTAGTAAATTTACAGATTGGGCTCAATACAAAAACGACAAGGTAATAAAATGATCAATGCAAAACTAACTAAACAAATCGCACAACAATCAACCGAAGAAAAAGTTTTAAAACTTCTCGAAAGTATTGATTGGAAACTTTGGGAGATGATGAATATGATGAAAGACAATCTCCCTGAAAAGACAAAAAAGCCAGTTAAATCAGTTCCTAAGGCAACCGAAGAATGAACAAGACGTATATTCGAATACGCACAGAGTTTGAAGGCTTTCATTTCTACCCAGGTGCAGGATCAATTAATCCTAAAATTGCATTCTTAGAAAAAGAACATCGTCATATGTTCAAAGTAGAAGTAAAGATTTCAGTTGATCATCTTGACAGAGAATTAGAGTTTTTTCTAGTCAAATGGGCACTACAAGATTTCATCAAATCAGGCAATCAGAATCATAAGTCCTGCGAAATGATGGCAACAGATATTCTACAACACCATTTAATTCCTAACTACGGATCTCAAAGATACTATGAGATCACAGTTTCCGAAGATGGCGAATCAGATGGCATTGTGGAGTATATTCCAGCTTTTTCAACAACTTCCAATTAAGGAAAAACAAAATGGCACAACCTGCTTTTATTCAAAAAACTCTGTTTATGAAACCAGAAGTTTCTAAAATCTTCGATGATCTAGATGCATGGCTCGACTACTGTCGGTTTAATATGATTGCGTTTAATCCTAGTGATTTGTATCGTAGTCACGAACATCGAAATTTCCAGCGATGGAGCAACGGTGGAGAAAGACGCCCCCGTACTGAGTACAAAGGTAATAACCCACGTCCATACAATCAACGTTAATATGATCTACATCATCGATCTCGAATCGGTGGAATCTAGGTACACGGGACAATGGAAGTCTCATGTACCTGATCTACTTAGAAAGGCAGGACACAATGTACGAGTTATTTCAGGACCTGGAGATATTCCTCCAGCAACTACGCCAGGAGCTTTTCTTAACTTTGGTGGCACCAATATATACAAGGCTAATCAAGTTGAACAGATTAGCAGACTATTTTGCGAG